CATACACAATCTACTGGGAGTTACTACGCAATTCCCAGAAAGCTGATAAACAGGCCCGTGAGTGGCCATGCGTCACCCACTAAAGGTTACTGTTATTGGACAAGTACAGAACCCATCTGAGATAATCCCATTAAATGTCAATGTGACAATTCCCGTAGTAGGATTTTGACTGCACGATCCAGTTGGAGTACCAGTCACATTATTCAATGACCAGCTTGGGTACAATTCTGCTTGATTTATTGTGCAGCTAAGTGGGATTCCCCCACCAGTCCAAGCGAAGAGAATACCAAATGATCCAGTGGAATAGCCCCATGTAAAATCACATGGGCCAGTTCTTGTAAGTGTTCCAGTAATTACTGAAGTTGGCCACCCAGTATTACATGAGGTATTTGGTGGAATTGGCGTTGACGGTCCAGCAGAAAAAGACATGGTTGAAGGTAATGCTCTTAGCCCCCAGCATGGAAAATATGCAGGATTATAAGTTAGGCCGGGAGCCAGTGTTTTACAGTCAAGAGTTGCCATTAATCATAACTCACAATCAAATATCCACCAGTACACTGGACTGATGTTACATATCCAGTTCCACCACCACCACCCCTTGGCTGAAATTCGTATACAGTTTTCCCATCAGTATCAATGGCTTTAATTCTCATTAGGACAAGATCATCAACTACTGCCTGTCCACCACCAATCATGTAGGCGACATTATCGCTATCGGCCAATGTTCCTGAATCTGCTGACTCAACTGGTGCGTCTTCATAACCAATTGCATTTTTGCAAACACTCTGTTCAATCCATCCATGAGGATAGCCAATACAGGTTCCGCTTCCAGTCTGACTTGCACCAACCTCTGTAATTCGTGCGACGAACCATTCAGGTGTTACAACCTGATTTTTCCCGCCAATATTTCTTACATCTTGCATTGGCATTTTATATCACCTGAAAAAGTCTCTCCATTGGATAAGACTCGTAGACTGGTCTGCTATTGAAATCACCTTCCACATAATAATATTTCAATTCTCCCGCACGGGGAAGAAGGTTGTGCCCATATGTTTTTTTGAAACCAGTGCTTGCCGGAATTTTCGTACTCAAATCTTTCTCTGGTTGCATGAGGCAATTGAATACGAATGTAATATCGCACAATTTCTGAGCCACTGGGCCAGCATTTACTGGGTCAGGCTTAATCATCTGTTCAGGAGGTGGATAACGCTTCACCTCTGTACCCTCCAGCAGAAGCGAACCAGCAGGGAACCCATAGAAACTATATTGATTGACTTTCCCAAATCCTGAAGTAACATTTTCGGCAAATATGACTTCGTATGGAACAAAGAACCAAGTAAATTTTATCTTCCGCTTAACTACTAGCAGGTTGATTCCACCACCATTTTGATTCGTAACTGAGCTACCACCATTAGGAGCAGGTCCACCGGGAGGAGTATTGTCTGAAGTCTTAAATCGAAATTGACCTTGAGGACTTGAAAGAAATTCAGCAGCAGGTTCGCATTCAACATCTACGAATCGCAAGTATTCTTTTGGATCAGTAAAATTAACGAAGTCTTCGGCAAGATTGTAGTACCATTTCTTTTGTTCTTGTTTTCCCTTCAAATCTGTATCGTTTATCATCAGGTAAGGACGAGGTTCAAACTGAACAGATACCTTGTATTGTTCGTAAGTAACGAAGTCATAAATATAATTTAGACTTGTGTCTTTTTGGTATGTCTCGCCAAGCTCTCTGCCAATTGGGCGAATACCTTCAATGTTGTTTATTTTTGAAGCAAATAGCCAATCATAATATGGATGTGCTGCTGGTAATTTACGGATGAGCCTACCAGTACCATCGCCAGCTTTAAAGACGCTTCCAAGAATATCCTCAATCACATAGCCAACTTTTTCACGCTCGATAATAAAATCCATTGTTGCTGAGCCACCATCCGTTTGGAATGTGGCCTTTGATGGAGAAGTCCTATCAAGGAGTTCATATAACTCTTTGGATGATGCTGCAATTGCCATTATCCACGGACTCCAGCTTGCCTTCTATTTCCAACATCTTGCCTTAATCCAAGGCCAATAAGTTTATCGATCCCATCAGCTGCCCGCTTTTGCTGTTCCAGTTGCTGATTAGCTACGCTTGCTTTGCTTGAACCAAATGCAGCTTGCATCATGCTCTTACCAAGGTCAGATATGCCTGCGTAACTTGCTTGCTTTGCTGCCATGCCAGAACCGCCACCCTTTACAGCCGGAACAACCTTTTGGCTAATATCTGAAAACATATCTCCAAATGCTTTTCCAGATTGACTCATATATTTATCCGCATTTGCAGCTGCTTCCGATGCAAACTTGTCGCCCCTTTCACCAGCTTTTTTGTCAACCCAACTCACTAGCCATGCAGCTGCTTTAGCAAAAGCTGCTATCCATATGTAGAATGAGGCGATTAATAAATTTATCACTCCAATAAGAAAATTACATATTGCTGCAATTCCTCTAAATGCAGTAATAATTAATGGCATTATCAATGATGCAAGTGGTTGCATTATCCCAGTCAAATTTTCAATTACTGGTGCCATTTCTGCTAAAGAATATGCCCACATTTCAATGTATGGAACAGCTTGATCTATTATTGTTAATGCTAGTTTTTGAATTGATGGAACAAGGAATTCCATCACTGGCTTTAGCTGATCTGCCATCATGCTGAAAATTGTAACTGCTGCTGAAATTATTGGCGTAAATGCAATTCCTATTACTGCGCTTAAATTGGCAAATGCCAGTTCAAGCTGCTGCATCAATGCTGGATCAAGTGCGCCAACAAATGATTTCCCAAGTGAAACTATGCTCATGAATGCAGCAGGTATTCCAGCTGCTGCTGTGGCAATAAGACCCATCACACCTGCAAATCCAGCAAAACCACCTTTTGAAGCAGCTGCTTTTAGTTGAGATCCAAATTTTGCAAGTTCAGTTGTAATTGAAACAAATGCCGTTCCAATACCACCAGTTATTCCAGATAAAGCCTTGTTGAAACTAGCCTCACCTTTTACAAAATCTTCTTTGCCATTTTTCTTATTATTTTGTTGCTGATTATTATTGGAAGGCTTTTTATTTGCATTTAAATTTGTTGATCTAAGAAGTGCTAATATGTTTCCATCTATTGATGCCAAAAGTGCTTCAGATATTGACATATTGGCAATTATGTTGTTTCCACCTGTAGCTCTAATCACTCCAACAAGGTTATTGTTTAGCCTCGCAATTTGCTGGTAAAGACCGTTGGCAGCTATTTTTGTAGTCATATCAAGAGTTGTAAGACCAGCAATAACACCATTTATTAATCCAGTATTCGTTTCAATACTGGTTAATAATGTTTCAACTGTTGTTAAATTTGCAACACCACTGCCACCACTGGCCTGTATAGCACCGACAACATTGTTATTTAGTCGTGCAAGTTGTTGGTAAAGTCCATTTGCTGCAACCTTAGTGGTCATGTCCAATGTTAAAATTGATGCGTTTACATTATTTATCGCAGCAATTGAATACTGAACCGATGAATCAACAGTGGACATGATCCCTTGAATTGATCCAAGAGATGCAACAAGTGAATCTAGATTGTCAGCTGGAGTTGCCATTTGCGTTGTCCCACTCCGCCTGTAGTTCTTCTATGGACTTTCCAAAGAAGAGGCCTAACGAAATAAACTGCTGGTAAGCATTATCTACACTATTGTCCCAGCTTGGATTTATCTTCTTTGGAACCCCAGTCTTCTTGTCACGCTCCCGGTAGTAAATTAGCGATACCTGTCTCATGGTTAGTTTTGCTACCTGATCCATTGTCAGGCAATATGGCTCATCAATTAACCCAGCAACAAGCTGGGGCCAATTTGGCCTTACTGGCCCTCCCCCTTCTTCCCCTTTCCCGATGCCACCGGGAATGACCTTTCAATTACCATTTCCATGATTTCGCCAATATCATTATTCTCAGCAATAATAATGCTAGCATCATTGGGAGATACCCCGATTAGGATTGCCATTAAATTGGAGATTCCCCAAAGTGTTCTCAATGCTTCGGATGCAGCTGGGCCACCAAAAATGTAATGACCATCTTTAATTGATTCGATTACCTTTGATATTTCAGCTGAGTATTCATCCTTCTCAAGAACATCTTTCAGCGTTTTTACTTTCTCAATTGCCCGCTTCTCTAATGCTCGTTCAAACTCTGATTGCTTCTCAAGAGTCATTAACGAGATCTTGTATTTATTCCCCTTGGAGCAAGTCCATTCAATGGCCCCGCCAGACTGTCCAAGAGAGTCAGAAAGCGTATTGATTCCCATGATTAAACCTTTGCTGGGTGGGGTACATAATCAATGTCAGTAGTTAGGACATTGAATTCTATATCATATTCTAAAGCACCAGTCACTGACATATCAAATTTTGAACTAATTACAACAACGCTATCCGCTTTAAATAGGTTTTTTTTAAGTCCAGCGTTATTACTATATTTTATTTCAAGTTTTCCACGCTCATTGATAATTGGAATTCTTGCATCATCATTAACGCTTACCGTGTTGTCATAAAATAGAAATCCGTGCATAGTAATTACTGTTTCACGGAGTCCGCCATTAAGCATTTGCATTGGAATGCCAAAGTCTCTCCAAGCTGGAACAGCTGCGAGATCGTTTATGACATTCTTGTCACGAAGTGGTTTTATGCTTGTAATATTAATAGACTCGTCCTTAATCTCGATGCCCCATTCATCGGCAAAGAGATTAAGGACGGTTCCCGGTCGAGTCTCAGAAGTGAAGACAATACCAGAACCCTTGCCAAGATAGAAGGGCATGGTTTGCTCCTATTTATTAAGCAATAGATAGTGGAGAATTCTGCGCTTGAACTGGGATTGTGGTTGAAGAATCCATATTGCTCAATGTTCCACTAAACTCGAAAGTTGCCTTTTCTTTTACATTGTTTCCAATTGTCAAGCTAGTAAGGACCGCTTTGACAGTTATGCCAATTGAGCCGGTTTTAACAAAACCACACTCAACCTCTATAATTGTTCCTGATGTAGCTGCTGTAGAAAAGCTGGTCAGGACTGCTGCACCAGCAACGCTATCCATGACTCCCGATCCAGAAACAGTGCCACCACGAATACCACCAAGAATTGACTTCATTCCAAACGATTCAAAATTAGTAAATTCTACTTCTTCCGTTTCAAGTTCTAAGCTCCACTCCTCTAATGGCTGAGCAACAGTAGCGATATTAAGGAATCCAGTCTTGCCAGCGTAATAAGCCATATTACTGACCTCCTAAAAATGCAATTTTGTAAGTAGCACCAGCAGAACTAGAAAGAGTCAATGTCTTGTCAGTTCCACTAACTGCTTGGAAAGTGGGAGTCGTAAATATGAATCCCGCTCCAGCTGGGATGCTAATAGTTGGGCTTGTTCCGCCAAGGAACCACTCTAGGCCGTTTGATGCGCCGGGAGCGTATACAACTGTTCCAGCAGATGAAGTGACGGCTACAGCGAAAATTCGGGCCAATGCGATTGAATTACCAAGGAGATCGGTTAGGCCCGTACTCATGTCATAGGTATATGACCCAGCAGCTGCCAAAGTTCGCTGCTCTGCGAATACGATATTTACTGGATTAGTTCCAGTTAGATTTGGGGATACTGATAGCGATACGGCATCTGGACCTTGACTTACAGAATCAAATCCAGTAACCGTTTTTTGCTGGTCCCAAGATAAACTCAGTGATGTCGAAGCAGAGTTCAGTGCCATTAGCTAACTCGCTCCTCAATACTTTTATATCTAATAATTAAACCAGATATATCATAATTGCCTGCATCGCCGGATACAACATCAAAAGGTGCGGTTGTTTCAATAATTGCATCAATTACTGTGTCTGCACCGGGAAGAGTTGGCTGATAAAGACTATTTCTAATAGATTGGCGTAATTTTAAGAACGATTCAACATCTGCTTCGTATATACGATTGCCGGGCCGGATCATAGTTATCTGGATTTCGTAGATATATTCGACCACCCGCTCAAATGCTTCTATCCCAACCTTTTCCTTACCCGGAGTGACAAGGATAAGCGGGATCGTGTCTTCTTGGAGCAGTACAGGTTTCTTGCGAATTTTAACAGTTGGGATTGCTGGAATCGTCTCAAGACGCTGCTTGGTGTAAACCAGTGCTTCCCAAAATACTGAACTAGCCATTAATTTATGCCTTCAGCAGCTTGAGAGGTAGCCTTCACGCTCCACCTAGAGCGAAGAACACCATCATCAATTAAATCGACATTATACTTTTTACCATTCTTATCAATAATAGTTGCATTTAATCTTGGAATAAATTCAGATGCTACAAAATCTATATTCGTGTATGAATCATCGACAACCACATAACTGCCCTCTCCGTCAATCATATATGCCGTCAGGACGGAGTTTTTCCAAATTAAGAATTCGATCCCTGTAGCGTAATATGTCGTACCAGAGGCTGATTCTGTGGCTATTACAGCTGGCCTTCTAGTCACATCTGTAATTGTGATTACACTATCGCCCTGATTCTGGAAAGTAATTGTTTCCTTGTTGTCGAATATTACATAATCGTCAGCTATGTTTAACATTACGATCTATCCCCCGGATAGCGTATTTCTATTTGACCAAATTTACTTGGCTTTGGCATATTATCTGCCGTATCAGCAAGGCCAAGCCTTTTTCTTCCAGCCAATATTTCAGAATAAAATGCTGGATCGGGCTTCCCCATGCGCTTATATCCAATTTTTATTCTGCTATTATCTTCAAGCGATTCAGCAGTACGAGGTTTGTAGTAAACACTTCTTTGCAGTTTCCCAGATCGCCTCGCTGGGTATTCTCCCGGCAATGATGCTGGTGGGTAACCTACTTTAATGTTCTGCTTGTGCTTCTCAACAATTTGTGACGCAAACTGAAGCAAATATTTCTTTCTAGCTTTTCTATCAACCTCTGGAGGTTCAAATTCAACCATCGTTGGTTCATCTTGAACCACTTCTTTATCTTTAGGCTTTTTCCCGGTAAATCTACCAAATAGATTTGTAAAAAAATCGCCTACTTTTGAAAGTATGCCAGTAGGCTTAGTTTTCTCTTCTTTAACTGGAATAGCTGGAAGAATTGGTTCTTCTGGTGGCAACTCATCAGTGTATTGAATTGTCAATACTGTTCTGAGATTTGCCATTTTATTAGTCCGTTACCAAGTAGGTTAGATGACCACCAACTGCGATTGCAGCAGAAAGATTCATAGTAAGTGCTTCGCCTTGATTAGTTTCAAACTGGCCAATTAGACCAGCTGGAACTGCTTGTCCAGCAGATGGAGCAGCACCACCATTTGCTGCCAATGCCATTGCACCGCTAATTGCAGTCGAAGCGGATTGCCAAGTGACAGATACATCACCAGCAGCAACGATCACATAGGATAGAACACGAATTCTCTTGTTTGCAACTGCTGCAACAACTGTGTTTGATCCACTTGCTGAGGCATTGACAACTGCGTATTTCATCGGGATTTCATCCTTGTCATGCGCTGATATGGACCACCAATAAGCTGCTTGGTCTTTATCAAAGATGCCAGTTTGGTTGTCAATGTATCGAGATAGTCGCCCCAAGCCACGGTCTGACCATCGACCGTGTAATTAGGCTTGGGACTAGCAGTTATTTCCTTGATCGCTGAAGAGATGTTTGCGATTGCCTGATCTAGATCAGTTTCCGCTGACATCTTTCATCTCCAATGCGATTGGTTGTCTACTTTCATGCAGATGGTAACGAATTCGATATTCGTTCTTGGCCTGTTCTCTGCCATAAGCCTTGATGAAGGCACGGGGTAAATCGCCATAAGCAACTTCCCATGCCTTCATCATTGGCGTAGCAACAACAGGCTTATCAGATGTGGTGGGTTTCATCTGTATGCCTCAGTTATTAAGCGTTGTTGTTCTTGACGATGTGCCAAGGACTCCAGACGCTTGGGATACCTCGCTCTTCAGCGAAGTAGGATGCTACGATGCCCCGATCCAGCATTTCGTACTGGCTTGGGCTTGCTTGGGTTACAGTCAGCGGGAAGTTCTGCATATAGCGGTATGGTTTACCAGCTTGCATCATGAACCACAAGCCATCAGTGTTAGCCTGATTCAAGTTTAGACCATCAGCTGCCAAGCATCGCTGCTCAACAAGCGGACTGGTAACAACATTGAACTGGCCACTGTAAGGATTGCCCGGAGTGCTGGCAATGTTCAATTCAGAAGCAGTAGCCTGAGTTGAACCCGGAGTGGTACGGCGATCAGTGGAGGATGCCCCAATGATCAGATTGATGGTTGCCATCTTCGCCGGATTGACCAAAATGGTATCTGGCGTAATGAGCAAACGCTTCGCCGTATGAGGATCTTCTTGGCGCATGAACAGCATATAAGCAGACTGGAGTGAAGTCCAATCTACCAGCTGGTTCGTATGGGCATTCAGATAGCCAAGTGTTCGGCTCGTCTGGAAAGTATTGTAAGCAGTACCGTTGTACTTGAATGAGTTGTTGACACCAAGGAAGGTATCAATTACTTCAAGTTCTTTACGGTATGCCAACTCAGTGCCGATACTAGATGCCTGCTGGAGAATTGCACCAGTCAGATCAAAGAAAACTGTTTCCTTGAGAACATCAAGTGCCAAGGCATTTTCACGGGTTTCTGGAGTCTCGATCCAACGCTCCCCGAATTGGGCACGAGGATGAGTTTCACCGGGACCCCGCTTACGCCCACGATCACCGATGTTCTGAAGACCGATAATCTTCTGACCATTGAGCTTTGTGGACTCAACAGGCATCAGGCGATCAGCAATCAGAGCAGGGTTCTGGAATGCTTCCAAAATCTTTACTTCAACCAGTCCACCAACGATGGAGGTGAAAGTATTGATGTTCAGAAAGGCTGAAGGATCAAGGCCAAAACCAGTGGCCTCAACCAGTGCCCGTTGCTCATTGGGAAAACCAGTTTCCACCAGCGAACGAGCTACGGTATACTGATTCATTGTGCCGGATTCAGGATTGAAGATCTGCCTCCAGCTTGGCCCAACAATGGATTCAGCAAGCTCTTGCAGGCTGAACTGCTCTGGACGGACGCTACGGTCCTTCAAGATGCGGTTGCCAGCAAAGTCCTTGTTGTCATTCCCTTCCTTGTCGCAAAGACCAAGGCCTTGGCGCATTTCGGTTAGGAAACGCCATCGACCATTGGTTTCTTTGGTTCGGGACTCGTACAGATTTCTAAGTTTCATCGTATTCATGGATAAGTACCCCTTTGTGTTAGTGATTAGACCGATGCTAGGTTGTTGTAATCAGCGAAGTTGTAAGGCGACCATCGCCCAATCAACCGAACTCGCACTGATGTGGTATTTGAGGCATAACGCTCAACCACATAACCAAGAGCTTCGCTGGCATCTGTGGTCTTTACAAGTGTTTGTGCTGCAACATTGCCCGCACCAGCAGCTGCCACAACCGAAGCTGCAACCAGATCACCGGGCTCAAAAGTTGCTGCTGCACAAGTGGCCTCATACAGGGCATCAGGGGTGAAGGTGATTGATTCACCATTGAAAGCTGGATAACCTGCACTGGCATCAGCTGCCAATTTACCCTGAAGTGCTACTCCAGCGAAAACTGCACGAATAGCAGCTTGGTCGGTATTAACCGTTCCAGTTGCTACATACGCATCAAAAGGTTTAAGAACCTTGTTAGTTGTGTCCCAAAACAGCAGATCTCCCACACTGATGGCAGTTGACGCTGCGCTAGCGAGGCTCATCACCGTATCGCTTGCTGGTTTATAGAGTTTGCCACCGCCAAAAGTCGTACTCATCGTCGTACCCCCTTTTTAGTTTTGCAACCAACGGAACAAAGAATCACCTTCAGGAATACCATTACCCTTACTTTCTTGAAGTGGGGCATTGATTGGTGGGCATTTGGGCTTTGCAGCTTTTTCAGAAGCAGCAATACGCTTGATCTGACGCTCCAGAGAAGAAGTGGAAAGACTCGAAAGGTCTTCTACAAGAGAATCTTCAAACTTAATTCCAGCTTGCTCACACAAGTTGCGAATGTTGTCCTTAGCTCTCAAGTATTTCAATTCTTCTTTAGGATCTTTAGATTCTTTTACAGGCTTCATGCGCTCCTTCTTATCTGCATATTTATCTTCGCCACCATCTTCCTCTTCGCCTTCTTTGCAACTACCCTCTTCAGCATCCATGCTGCCTTGGCAATCGCAACCGCACTTAGAACACTTCTTATTGTCCTTCGCCTCTTCGGTATCATCCGATCCTGAATCAGCTGGCATATCGCCCTTCTGATCCTTATTTGAATCATCAATACGATCCATAGCCTCAGTTGCATCCATTTCTTCGTCTCCCATTTCATCCATAAGGAAATCAAGAACAGCATCAGCTTTACGATCATCAGCCATATCATCACGGGTAATGATCTGCATAATCCGGTGGTGTAAGTCTTTTCTACCCGCCTCTTTTTCATTAGCTATTGGATTAGTCTCGTCTTCACTCTCTTTAATAGTTCCAGTAGGTTTGTTTGCGCTTTTACTCTTAGATTTCACGAATCCCCTCCTCGCCTTAGGAGAGCGTTTTTTACTCGTTCGATAAACTCCAGAGTACGCTGCTTCTTCTGTTTTCTGCTTTGCTGTCGCTGATTCCGTGAGCGATTGTGTCGTTGCCGGGTCTGCGACGAGATCGACATGGCGCACTTCTGTTATCCTTGAGACAACGAATATACCCTGTTTATCTACAGATCCTTCGCCCTGAGCATTATGACTCATTCCAAATACATCATTTAGTTCTTTGCGCTCAGCAGCTTCGCATACACTCTCAGCCATCTCATGGCTTTTGAGGTAGAGAAGATCACCAAAAAGACCATCGCCTTCGACGAATCTTACATTGATAAACTTTCCAAAGCGGTCGTATGTTGAACGCTGCTGGGTTGGGCCTTTTTCTGGATGGTCAATATTGACCTTTTTTCCTTCGTACAAGGAAATCGCAGCTTTGCAGGCTTCAGGCGTATACCGCCTACCATTCTGGGATGTGAACCCAAGAATCTTGATGCCTTTGATGATCCCGGCTTCACGATCAACCGTCAAAGCCTCTTTCCCACTTGACCATTGGCTAAGTGGAATAATAGAGTTGAGGTCTTCTAGAAGCGAAAGATTAGTTGGCATATTGAATATATTGATAGCAATATAAAATTGTGTCAAGGCTTGAATATGATATTTTTTGCTTTTTTAATTCTTCCTGCCCTTTTTTGCGGAGATTCTGATTTTATTTCATCTAAATCTAGTAACATTCCAGAATCCGGGTCTAGTAGATGCCACCACTGGAGCGTTTCGCCCTTCCTTAAACGCTTTGAAGCCATCTGATGCCGTTTGATCCCGATTGCCAATACCTGCTTATCTTTTGTACTTGACCCAAACCATTGACTAAAAGTTTTGGCATCTGGAATAATTCTGCCCTTGAAATCATAAAATTTGGTTGGCTCAATATTCAAGATTGGCGTTAGCCAGCATCTGCAATTGAATGCAGTTGATCCATCCGCCTCAAGCGGAGGATTTGGCATCTGGTCAAAACCAAGGTTGTCATAGCGAGGATTCTTGTAATAAACCGTCTTATCTCGTTCACGATGTGCTGGTCTTGTTCTACTGTCCAAAATGGCATGGATTTGAAAACCCACTAATTCCTTGGGCAGTGCCGAATAGGTATTTCGTGCAACTTGCCCCATCATTGAACTAATTGCCGTTCTGGCAATCATATAGGCATTATTCCGCATAGTTTGGAAATACTGAGTAACCATTGAAGACCGGATTAGCGGATCTTTTTGGATTGCCACTAATTGCGCTACGGCAGTTGGATTCATCCGGGTACGAGACATTTTTTGCATAATTCGTTGAGGAATGTTTCTGTTGCGAATTATTTCAAGGATTAAATTTTTTGGGATACCGGGGAAAATATCACGGGCAATTGTGCGCTTTGACTCCTGTAAATCTTTCCCTGCAAGGAGGTCTGCCATAATTGAATTGAGCCGTCTTGAATGATCCTCAAGTATTTTTGGGCATAATCTGTTTACCAGACTGTTCATTTCCAGATAGATACATTCCAAATTGAAATGAATTGAAGTGTAGTCGTTTAGATCCTTGGCATTTGTTGCCAATTTTTGCCGTTGAGATATTAGTCCAAGCAGTTTCCTTGAAGCAATATCTGCGTCATGTAATGCTTCTATCTGCTCAATTCCAACCTTCGCAGCTAAGAGTTCGTTAAATCGCCTAGTTGCTGCTTCCATCGAATCATCCTCTTTGGTGGAGGCATAGTTTCCCGGTTTTGATGATGTCTTGCCGGAAAAGCGAAAAAGTTTTGGAGAGTGTATTCTACCAAATTTGGGTCTGGCTCAGCTGCCAATATTTTGCAATGGTGACCAGATAAAGCAATTCGTGTAATTAGCCCAGTGTTTGAGCATGGGATAATTAGAAATGGAACAGTTTTTTCTTGTGCTGATGCGTGTTTCTTAGTTCTTACAATAATTCTTTCTAATGCAAATCTATGAACTCTTGCTCCATTTACTGGAGGAGGAAACGATTCAACATTTGCTGTTAGATGCCTTCCTCTTTCCCTGTCAGTTTCCTCATTGAAATGATTCTTCATATGGGAAATAGGTTCAGATTTATTCTTATGGTGAAATGTTGTTATTTGTGAAAAATCACCATTGGAAAATGTATATAGCCCCTTGACACTGTTACTGTCCAGCAGGGAGGCGAGAAGAGTGGGATCGTTATTTGTAAATGTCCAACCTTCGTCTAATTCAATTAGATTGGATAGAAAATCAAATGCACCATATTCCGCAGTTGTTGCCCGTGGAGCGTTTAACATAACTTTGTAGTATGTTCGGGACTTTGCGCCAAAATTCGCCATCTCAATAAACATATCTGTGAAAATCTTGTCCTTATAACTACCGCAGTAGATATAAGATCCATCCCTAATTTTCCACAGTTCTCCCGGCTTAACTCCAAGTAGTTCTTCGCCACTCTTTATCCGCTCTCGCCTTGCCTTATCTTCCTTTTGCTCCTTTTCCTTTAATTCGTTTTCCTCCTCCTCTTTTTTCCTTTGTTTCTCTTCGTCTTCCTCAAAAATATTTCCTGATGAACTCATTTCACCGAATACATCACCAATATCGCTGGTGAATGAATCCATCAAATCATTTAAAATCTTCTCGTCGATTCTAGCCATTGATCCGATGGCATCATACGAGGCTAGAATCTTGTTTCCCTCAGCCTCATTCACATCAAGAATTAGGACTGGAATTTCGGCATTGCCACACTCAGCTGCCCGCATATGCCCATCAATCAGGATTAATTTGCCATCCTGTTCACGGCATAATAACGCTCCAGCAAAACCAATCTCTTTTAGAGTCTTGCGTAATGCCTTGCGCTGCTTCTCTGGATGAACTCTATGGTTTAGCGGATTAGCCAGTAGATCACTGGCTTTTATGCGCCTAAACTCTTTGATCCTATCTTTGAAATCCATATCAAAAATCCTTTAGGGAATTCCTGCATCTCTCGCATTCAGCTATGTGGGTTTTTAATCCACTCTCTAAATACTGCTTTTTCTCAATTGCTTGTGAGTTATCTGGTTGATGCTTAACAATTTCATTCACTGTTCCTAACTGTAGCATAAAAGTTACAGTTATCTTGCATAGATCAAGCGGATCATGCTCAGCATTGACAAGTAGCGTCATTTATCTGATCCACCTGAATATCTTTGATGCCCCTTGGGAAGAAGGTCATTGTCTTGCTTGTAGTTAGGATTGGAAGGCCTTCCATTCCTTAGTAGATAAAGGAACGCTTCGACCCGCTTCAGTCCCCATCTACTTCGGCTCATTCCCGGCGCATGAGATGTTGAGAACGCTCCAGCACCTCTACGAAACACTGATTTTAGTGCTGCCATTGATGCTTTGAATTCTGAATCTTTTTCATTATGCTTCTGCATCAAATCACGAATCTGACCTTCTGTTTCTTTGGAAAAGTCTAGATCAGAATTTGCCTTGGAAGCAGAACCTTTTGGATTCTCTTTGCTGCCCTTCCGTCTTTCATTGGATTTAGCAGGTGTCTTTCTAGGATCATTCTTGCCCGGCTTGCCATACTGAACTTCAGAAACATTTTCCTTCTTGCTGTCCGCCGAATCCATTTGATTGGCCACTTTGTTAGCCCAAGATTTGCCAGAATCTCCGCCCCACAATAGCCATGCGACATAGCCAGCAGAATCAACTCCCCATCCTTCTCCCTTCTTGTCCACTTCGTGACGGGCAAAGTAACTTACCATACGCTTGATGGTCGATGGAGAGAGTTCTGCACCATTCATCAAATCCCTTGCACGGGCCACCCCTATGGCAGTTCCGCCCCTATTGTATTTCTTCCTTAGCTCAAGTCCACGCTTAGCAGCTTTACGAACTGAATCAGGAGGCGTGAAAGTTATGTGACCATATTTCCCATCGCCACTAGATTCTTGGACAGGCGCAACTGTCAATGGATCTTCAGACTCTTGAGCCATTGGATCTTGACCCGTTGGATCTGACCGTCCAGCGGAGTGAGGAGGCAGTTTTTGCGTTCCATGCAGTGAATCAGGGAATATAGAATTGATCTGGTCTTGAGGCATTAACGGGAATGCAGCAGATGCAATTGATCTGCCAACTTCAACTGGAATCTGCCCAGTTGCTACCCTCATGACAATGCCCACCAGATTCTCAATTTGCAATCCATTTAGCGCAGAATCAGACACTTGAGACGAATCCTCTTGGCCAGGTGCAATCTCAGATGCCATCTTCTCAGCTTGCTGCTCAATATTGCGCTGCTCTGCGTCAAAATTAAGGCCAAGCTCTTGGGTGACTGTCTGTGCAGATTTAATCCCCATAGTCATATAAGTCTGGTTAGCTTGAGAATCGGCAATCTTGTCACGGGCCTCTACTGCTGGAGGAGTTACCATAACATCAATTACATCCAAGATGTTAATTGGCAGAGTTCCCATCTCGGCAGCAGTTCTAATTGCTTCACGAGCAATCCGCAAGAAGTATCGTCGATAAAAAGTCTGCATCCTAACACAGTTGCGAAGGAATGGTGATTCAGCCGTCAAACTGGAAGCATAGTTGGCCCCAGCAACATTGGCAGAAGACAACCACTCTGGCGCATTGTGTCGATTACCAGCTGAGCGAAGTAGCGATTGGAAGATCTCTAGATGATCTCTTGCACTATCTGCTCCGGGTGGTTTCACATAATTCATTCCCTTTGGAATGTCAAGGAATGTGCCCGGCTCAATACGCTGATAATCAGTCTGCCTTCCACTTGGTACATTGTTCACAGAGTAGTCAACCATGTCATCAACAAACGATTCTACTTGAGCAGCAGACGCTGCATCATGCTGGCGAACAGCAGCAATGGCCGATTGTACTGATGCCCCTTCTCCCAAATTCTTGCGTAGTTTAGCCGAAGTAGAAAATGTATCTAGCGTATCGTAACTGAAATCGGACAATCCCCTCTTAATTGCCTTTGGAACATTGCACTTGATGTGGATAATCCTGTCGGCTGGAACTATTTCCCCATTTACATTTCCAGCGGTAGCGTCTCGCTCCTCTTCGCCCTTTGGAGCGTTATAGTCGATGTAATAGCTGATTAGGTTGAATACATCGTCTGGATCAGTTTCGATTCCATATGACCAATGGGCAAAGTCTTCGCCGGGTGGTTGATAGACTTGTTCCGGCTCAATTGTGCGAACCAATAACCGTCCAGAAGGTTGAGGGAATAAGCGGAGGAAGCATTCGCCATCTGTGCGAGAACGCTTGAATATCTCATCCTCCATCAGATCCCATTCATTCTCATTCAGGAATCTGTCTAGTACATCTTGGCATCGACGCACTGTGGATTCGTCAATTTCGATTGTACCCTTGGGGGCGACACGATAATTGAATCCGCTGCCAATGACATAGCTGCATAATCCATTAAGGAGTCCAATTGCATTTGGATTCGTAGTGGTAACCAACCGGGCTTGAGCCCTAATAATGGATAGTTGTTGTTCTGAATACCAGAATGGGAAATTCGACCCGTAACGCCGATCTTGTGGATTCGAGATTGGATAAGAGAACACGCCTCCATCACGGAAACGGTCAAGAAGATCGACATAATTGCCAAGCCAAAAATCATTCGTGAGTACATTTTCACGCAAGTTCCTCTTGACACGCTTCCCATGCTCCTCTGACGGTTTTGGCGGAAGAAGGAAATTGATTATTTTTTGCCAAGTATTCATGCGATTATCCTTCTTGCCAAGGGAGCCCGCTTGCCATTCCAGATGGAAATCATAGTCCGTAATGCCATTTCCAAGGCATCAGGACCATCATCATGCTTCCCAAGCGGGAACTCACGCAGCTGTGCAATAAGGAGGCGAGTGCCGTCACTACGCTTGAATCGAATTAGTTTATTGGCGAGGTATGGTCCAAGCCTCCTAATACGCACATCTTTATTTATATTATTATAGATTTGCATGATTGGAATAGCATTTCCTTGCCTTTTTGATTCTTCAAGTATTTGCGTAGCTAGTAGATGCTGGAATTGGTTGGTTTCAATTCCAAGGCCATCCGGCTCAAATGCTTCAGCCTCTGCCACCACTTTGGTTACCATCGTCTCAGCATCCATGCGCTTTAATTCGGCATCGCAATAGATAATTCCGTTATTATCACGGGCCAGCTTGATAATTGCCGTATAGTCCCCATGCCGTGCATCTTTCCCCTTGGACGGGTCAACTGACATAGTCTTGATTTTAATGTTGGAATTTTTGGGCCACTCTTCAAACCAGATATGTTCACCGAAATGGGCGGATGGCCACTCTGCGCCCTCTTGATCGACGAATTCGCCATCTAATTCCTGATTAGCTTGCTTGTCGGAATATTGCTTGGCAACTGCCTTAATGAACTCTCCAGCAAGGAAGGGGTTCTGGGAAGTCTTGGATTTGAATAGCTCCGTGTTTTCCCGATCCCCTTTACCGAATACATTGTAAGTCCAATGGCTCATTCCCTTGGGCGTAAAGGTCGATGTTAGCCATCCAGCCTTTCCACCTTCTCGTAAACGCCCAATGCAAATGTTAAATACTTCTTCCTCCATGATGGATGCTTCGTCCATCCAGATTCCGCTAATGTTTGGTCCCCGTAGCTTGTCTGGATCGTCACCGGAACGGAAGATAATTTCTGATCCATTTGATAAGACGAGCCGGGGCGGTTGCTTCCACTTTTCTCGAATTATTTCTAGCTCTTCTCCCAGCTGATTAATTGTTCGCATTGTTGCGTCTTGGAGCATATTGTAGGTCGGGGAAATGACCATGTAGAGTCTGCCCTTGCCATCATCACTCATCGCCCGGCGTAGCAAATCGTAAGCTCCAACCCATGACTTTCCAGAACCAATGCCACCCACAAAGCCTCGATACAGGGCTTGAGAATGGTGGAAATCATATTGAACTTGATGCAGCTTGAAGGTCTTACTGATCGTCTCAGTCGCCTTCTTAGTAGTCGGATTCGACTTCAAGCTCGGACCCTTCGGTCTTGGCATCGCTGAACCCTTCTGGCAAGTTTGGCCGATAGTCCATTGCTGGATTAACCGTTACGGCAATTTGCTTCTGATTAGAATCAACAATTTCTTCGACTATCTGCAACCGAACCGTAGTTACATTGGATACCTCTTGACGCTCCACAAAGCCCCTCTCACGCCCCAGAGTACGGAGAAGCATGGTAATCGCCCACTGCTCACCTTTATCGACCGCCTGCATCAATTTTGCTTCAGCCATGTCAAGGGTTTTACCCCGTTGATCCTTAACCGCTTCCTGTAATTCTGGATCATTATTGACCCGCTCAGCAAGCGTCTGATAATTAACGCTTAGAACATTTGAGGCAAGATATAGTAATCCACGGCACTTAGTTACTGCTTCAATTATTTCGGCATTAGTTAGATTCTTAATTACATGACTTGTCTTCAGTCCAGCCGTTTTCTTATTCGCTTTGTAATTGATGAACTCTCCAGATTCAGAATCCAATCCTAATATGTCCTTATTCATCTGGAAGTTACCCTTGAAATTTTTCTCCCAAAAAAATTAGGTTAGATAGTTTCTGATATGAAATCAAGGCCAATTAGAAATGATAAAAATGTAGAAGGCTATAGTTTTTTA